TCTCCTGAAGAATCTGGTGTTTTAGCTAATATATTTAATCTTTCTTGGTCACTCAAATATTCTAATTGCTCAGTAAGAAAAGGCTTTGTCATAAAACCGAAACCTTCTTCTTCTGGGAACTTTTTACTAAAAGCCAGTTGTTGCTCTGCCATAGCATATTTGCCAGTTGAACCTACCATTGCGCCATAGGTAAATTCATCCCTAAACGCTTTACTTGTAGGACCAGCAGCTGTATCAGGTGAATGAGTATATTTAAAGTGCTTTTCTATTTCTCTTCTGGCTTCAGCAGTTTTTGCAGAATGTATCTCTATCTGATCTCCATCAAAGTCTAGTTTTTGCTGTTGTGCTATATATTTTGGTATTAACCCAGATAAGGCATTTTCAAGTTGACTAATTATGTTTAACAAATTATCTATCTTTACTTCATCTGGTTGTTCTTTTTTGTATTCTAAATCTACCTTATCAGTTAGTGATTTTATTATAGAATCTATCTCTTTTTTGTTTGCATCAAAAGCATCAAAATCTAATTCTGGTATACCTGGGGCTGTAAGAGAGTGTTTAGCTAAATGTCGTCCTCCTTTTTCAGGTTTAAGTAATTTAGCCTCATAAGGTTGGACACTAGATATACCTGTAAAAGGATACCTTACACTCTCTATATAAGGAGTTAGTTCCTTTCTTAAATGAATATCCATTTTTTGTTTTTCTACACTATCTTTTATTTTATCAACAAAAGGAAGTATTGACTCCCTATATTCCAACATCTCCTTTAAGTTAGAATCAACTTTAGTTGGTTTTAATAAAGGGTCTATCCTGTCTTCTTTTTTATTTACACTATATCTTTTTGTAAACTGAACAGGAAGTTTTTCAGCATAAAAATCTGGAACACCTAATTCGTGTTGTTTTAAAACTGGTATTCCTTTCTTTTTGTGTGCTTCTATTGCCTTAGCATGTCCTTCACCTATCTTACTAATTTCTTTAGAAACATCACTTAACTTATTGAATTCATCCCCAACACCATAAGAATCTTCTGATAATATATCATTGATGGTGTTTTTAAACTCTTCAAATTCTGATGTTTTATCGACAACAGCTGTTACTGCTTTTGCCATAACAGCAGGTATTTTTCTTGTAAAAGCAAGTTCTTGTATAGAACCAGTTTTTCCTATTACTGTTGTTGCTATAGAATTATAATATTCTATCTTTGCTTTTTCCAGCGCTTTTATCTTATCTTGAATATATTTATCACTATGTTTTTGATCTACACCAAAAACCTTAGCTATTTCTCCTACCGGTGCTGGACCTATATCAGATGCTATATTCAGGGCTCCTGGTGCTTTGAATCTTTCTTTAAAAATTTCTGGAGCATCCTCAGACGGTTTGGTGAATTGGCCTAGTAACTGATCTGCAGCTTGATCTATAGTAGATTGGTAAACCTCAGAAATAGGTTTACCTTCATTTATCTTCTTTTGTCTAAACTTCATAACATAGTCGGCTCTAGTTACACCGGTTTTATCGTATGCTGGATTAACTTTATAATTAGAAAGAACTTTAAGCATGGGATCTAATATTTCGTTTAGTCTTAACTCCCCCATATCACCTATATTTTCTACATATCTTCCTGTTCCACTGTCTTTGGTTATGGTTCTGGCCTCTGATCTTAGATTAGAAACTTTACTCTTTATTAATCCAATGGTTTTAAACTTATCTTCTTCAGTTTTAGGGGAACCAGTGGTAGCCTCATCCAAGTCTTTGGCTGCAACTACTACACGATTTAATCTTCTAGATATTATATCTAAACCATACTCTCCTGCCATTGTTGGTTCAGGATATGTTGTTCTACCTATAGAGCTAGGTACATACAAACTGTCCCTTTGTTTAGGATCTCTTGTACTAGGTATTTGAAGACTTAAAGCGCCTGGGTATTTCTCATAATCAAGTACAGTATCTTTGAAGCTTCTTGGGTCTTTTACCTTTACAGTATTACCATATCTATCTGTTTTAAATTCTGAGTCGTCTTCAAAATGACCAGTACTTTCTGTAAACCCATAAAGATCTGCTACATCTACTTTCTTGGCTGAAGATAATAATTTTTCAGCCATATCTTTTCTACTACTGTTTATGGTTTGTAAAACCTTTATATATTCCCAATGCTTTTTTGACTCTATTGGTACATCTTCTGCTACTTCCCCAAGTAATTTAGAACTTTCACCAAATATCGCAGAATAAGCTCCAAAGGCAGGAAGATTTAATCTCTCTCCCTTTATTTGTTTTTCTATATCTGTTGATGACCACTCTGCGTATTCATGAGGATCTTCAGTTATTTCAACAAATTTCGGTCCTATTAGACTTTTTCTCTCTGTACCAAACTCATCAAATATATCACTATAAAAACTGGACCTGTGCTCTAGCTCTGCTAAACTTTTTGCTTTATTTTTCAGTTTACTTATCTCTGATTCATCTAAAACTCCACCAGATTTACGTTTTAGCATTTCAAAAATTTCTTCTTGTATTTTACCTATAGATTCTTCTTGTTTTTTAAAACCTAACGCACCACTTATTTTATTAAGATTTAATTTTTCGTCATATTTGTCTGTAGGTACTCCAAGCATGCTCTTATATACATCTGGTTTGAATTCAGTTTCTAAAACAGTTTTTCCTGAACCTCCAGAACTTATAACGTTATTCATTATAGCTTCTAAATTTTCAGTCTGCAATCCCCTCTTTGCTATACCATAAGAACTAAATCTAATGTCTATAGGTCTTTCTACATTAGGCATACCCCCTGGTACTTGTTTACTATACAAATCTTTTACCTGTGATATACCCTCAACATCTTTTTTAATATCTATATTCATTTTAGATAAAGCATCTTTTACTTTATTAAAAAGTATTTGTTGTGCTTCAGCTTCATATTCTGGAACAACACCTAAGTTTGCATCCGTAAACATACTAAGAATAAATTTATTTCCACTCTCTATAAGTTCTTTTGATAAACTAGTATCACCTTTGTTCTCGAAAACTTCACTTAATAATTTTCCCATGCTTTTTGGCATTATTGCTGTGCCAAGACCTGCTTTACTTCTATCTTCTTCTGGTATTATTTCAACTTTTTTATCTTTTATAATACTACCTAGTTGCTCTCCTGTCATTTCTGTAGCGCCAGACGCTAAAACAGATACACCTTTTGAACCGTATCTTGTTGTAAACTTTCGGCCATAATAATTAAAGAATGTTTCCACAACTTTAGCTATTTGAACATTTAAAGGTTTACCTCTTACAACTGTTATAGCTTTTTCAACATCTTTTATTAGTGCCTCATCTGCTCTACCTCTGTACTCTTGTTTGACACCCAAAACTTCTTGAAACACTTTGTTTGCGTTTTCAAGACCTACCAAACGGTGGTTTTCCTTTATATCACCTACCTCACCTGTTTCTGGTGTTTTTATTTGACCGTATTCATTGAAGAAACCCACACGTCCAAGTTTATCTGGCTGTACCATAGTTTTAACATGCTGTGTCAACACATCGGCCAACTTTCCAGACACAACTATCTGATCTTCAAATGTGCTAGCAGTATTTCTTAGCTCTGCTATAACATTAAAACCATATCCTTGATCTCCGTGCCTTCCTGATACAATTAATTCGTGTTCCCTAGAACTTCTAAGAGAAGGTGTCTCTGTGCCTATTATTCCATCTCCAGGTCTATATGCTTTGGCTCCAGTAGTACTAGCTATATTTCTGCCCAACTGTTGAAATTGTTTTCCAAAAGGAGCCAATTCCGCCAAAGAATCTGTATACATTTTAATACTAGTAGAATCCAAACCTGAAAGAGCTATATCATCATACTTGCCTAATTTTCTATACTCATTTAAAGTTGATGCTTGTGTTTCTGGAACACCTAAAGATGATATAGTTGTTACATCCATTGGTATATTGCTATCCGACATACCGTATGCTTTAAGAGCTTTTTGATTACCCATAAAATCTTTTAAATTAAGGTTTAAATCTCTTATGAATTGTTTCTGATCGTCTGCTGTGCCACCCACCCCAGGACCATACGTCGGTGTTGACAAACTCATAAGATTTATAATTTTTTCCTGATGTGAGTATCTTCTTGGCTTACTTTTGTCTGCTATAGGAACTGTTCCTATCAGCTTATTTATAAGTGTTTCAAAATCCCTAACATTTGCATCGTATTGAGGTCTATTAGATAACTTATCTAATACATTTTTATTTTCTCCAGGTATATTTAATAATTGGTAAATAACATCATATATATTTTTAAACTCTATTTTTTCCATACTCTTGGCTAAATCTACAGCATCCACACCTAAAGTCCTCATTTCACTTATAAGTGTTTCTACACCTACATTTCCTGATTTAAATCCCTCTGCCAAACCAGAATCCAATGTTTTATTAACCTTTGATATAAACTCTGGTGAAGATTTTTCCGGTATTTGTCCTAAGTCTTCCATTTTTTTAGCTCTGATTACAGCAGCTTTTCTGTATTGATCTACTATTTTACTTCTAACTTCTGGTCCTTTTTCAACATCTTTAGGCGTGGCCCAATCCATTAACATCTGTTCTGAAATACTTCTAACCAACTCATGGTCTCTTTCTTTTGGACGTATTCCTAATTTCTTTACACTGTGTTTTGCTACATCAAACTTACCTACAGAAAGTAACTCTTCTATCATAGACTCAAAACCAGTTTTATACGTAGCAAATTTAGGTATTACTCTTTGGCTTCCTTGTTGTGTATCAAAAACCATAGACCCAGACTCAGACATTCTTGCTGCTGGTATAGCTAATTCTCTAACTAATGGTTTCTGCTTGCCATCCTCAGTTCCTTTAGTTAAATAATCGTTTGCTATTATCTCATTAACAGTTTTCCTATATAAATCTTCTAACAACCCTTCTGAATCCAATCCCCTCATCTTTGAAACAAACTCAGGTGAAGGTTCAGTTCCTTCTTCTTTTGAAAACCTAGTTTTTATATCTAATAGTCTTTTTTTTGTCAAATCGTCTATATCAGGTACTTCCTCTATTGCTCCTTTCGACATAGTTTTAGTCCATTTTGCCATTATTTCTGGAAGCCTGTGACCAGATCTAACCATTGTAGTTTTGAATAGATTTTCTTTGTATTTTTCTATAAGTACTTTAGGATTAGACATAGCAGAATCATCTAAATTAAACTCACTTTTTAATTTACCTTTACCACCTAATGATGCCTGTAATCCTGCAATATCTGCGATCTTAAAACTAAATTGTTTTCCTGATCTCTTCTTATTAATTCCACCAACAAGAGAAAAGTATTCTGATATATTTTGATCAGCTGCGTCTCTAACTATTGACCAGTCAGAATCTGACGCCTTTAAACCTTTTTCAACTTTCTTTACCATGAATTTTTGAAGTTCTGCTAATGATTTTGAAAGATCATCTGCGTTTGCTTCAACTATAAGCCTCTGAATTTCAGCTGAAGGTAAAGATTCTATCTTTTTTTGCGGAAAATCAGATTCTTCTGATGGAGATATAACTGTTTCTTTGTAAGAGTATTCTTCACCCTTACCTTTTCTGTAAGATCTTGCGCTTGAAGCTTTATATGTACTACCTTTGACATAACTATCCCCTACTGAAGATATGGGTTTTTTTGACTTAATAGTGTCATTAAATATCTTTTCTACATCATCATTATAATTAGAATATAAAATTTCTCTAATATTTTTTATTTTAGACACAAACCCAGGATCAACAGCTACATTACCTCTTTCTGACATTCCTCCTATGGAACCAATTAATTTACGAAAACCTTCAAAATCATCTTCGAAAACATCTAATGGATCTTCTAAAGGTGTTAACACTTTTCTTAATTCACTAATAGTGCTTATTTTTTTATCACCTTTTAGAGTCCTTGGCTCATCCATTGTACTATATTTAAATCTTACATTATTGTTATTAATGTAATTTATAATGTCAGAGACAGCTTCCATTAATTCGTTTATATTTTTTTCTATTTCATCATCAGAGCTTTTACTTGTATAAGATCTAGAAGGAATATAAGATTTTAATTTATCAGTTTTTATCTTATTATCATTAATCCAAGATTTTGCTGCCTCTTTTGTATCCTCAGATTTTTTTCGAGTAGAAGATATTACTTTATTATCTTTTGCCCAAGACTTTATAGAGCTTTTTATTTCATCAGAAGATTTTGGTTTAGAAGTTTGTCTTCTTCTACTTGCTGCTTCAGTTCTACAAACATCACTACAATATTTTGCGTTTGGAGCTTTAGACGTAAACTCTGTCCCACAAACTTCACAAATTATTCGTCTTCTACCGCCTCCAGAAGAACTAGAAGGTATTGACACATTTTTTGGGGGTTTTGGTGGTTTTGGTGGGGCTGTAGAGGTACTTACTGTACTTATTTGATCTTGATTACCTACTGCTGCCTTTTTTTCTATATCTCCAACAACATTTGTAATATTGGATAGAGATTTACTTAGAACTTTTTCCCTTTTACTATAACTTTCAGAAAGTTTTGGTAAAAATGTATGTTTTGCAGTATCTTTTGTTTCTTCGTATTTAGATGAACTATCTGATGATATAACAGATTTTAATTCCTTAACTAAAGTATTTAGGGAAGATAAATCTATTTTTTCAACATCTTTAACACTACTAAGTTGATTTATAAGCTTATCAACAGCAGAAATAACTTCTGTATATGGTGCAGATTTCTCTATAAGTTTATCTATAGTCTTTATTTGTTTTGAGTCTGCTAATTGAGGAACTGCTTTTTTTACAGCTTCGGAAACCATAGAAGCCATATCTATAGACACAGTTGCAGGAGCAGACATCATATGTCTAGACATAGCCCCTGTTTTAGAAAATAAGCTTTTCTTAAACCCTTCAGCAGTTTCTAAAAAACCCTCTGTATTTATACCGTGGGTTTCTTTAAGAACCCTAGCTTGTGTAAAAATACTTGCAAAATTACTTTTTAAATTTGCTAATTCTGCAATAGTTTCTTTTAATAATCTACCAAAAGCTAAAAACTCTTTTATATCTAGGCTGCCGCCACTATGACGCAACTCTCCCATCTTTTCCATGGTCTGTAGAACCTTAAAAGCAGCACTAGACATGCTCTTAGAAGCACTATACATTTCATTTATTATATTATGTGTTTCTTTAGGTAGGACAGAATCGCTAGACTTTATTTTTTTATCAAGAGAGCTTATCAATTCTGAAGGTATATTAACACCCTTTTCCTGTGCTCTATTAGAAACTACTCTAAGTGACTCAGATAAAGATTTTCTTACAGTAGCATCAACAACATCTTTTCCTGTAACAGAAGAGGTTGTGTCTCCTTTACTCCTTAGGTTTGCAAAGGCTGTCTCTAACTCTCTTCTAAATACACCAGTAAAATCTTCCTTAAACCCTTTATCATTGCTGTATCCTTGTTCACCAAAGGACTTGGCTATTTGGTTCAGCAAAGAGTTTTTTTCTTTGTTTGATGCTATTAATTCTGATATAGCTTGGGCTAATTTATTAAAAATTAGTCGATCTTTTGCTTCTAACCCACTATTTTTGTTTGTAGATGTGGTAGATTGATTGATATTGACAACTGATTCAATACCTATAATGTGGTCTGTCAAAGGAATTGCCTCCCAAATTTAATATTATATTAAACCCCTATAAATCTAATAGTTAGTTTATTACCTATTATTCTTCTTTTTGAAATCCGCAGCATTTTTAACCTTTTGAGCTTCCCTAGGAGTATCATACTCTATATCCTGCCACAGCTCATTAGATGCTGTAACAATTACCTCTTCTGAATTAAAAGCTGATAACTTTCCTGGCGATTTCTTTTTAGATCTCCTAGCTGCGTCCTCTCTTGTCCTCTCCTCATAGTAAGCCTTCATGTATGCATCAAGTGCATCATCATCTTCTATGATCAAATCCCTAGGTCTATCCTCTGGCATCATTTGATATATATTATCGTAGTAATTAGACCAATATGATAGGTTAAGCATATCAGTTGTGTAATCTACGGTAGGTACACCAAATAATTTATCTCCTGTTTTTTGACTATTTACATAACGTATTCTCCAAAGATTGCTCCTTGCTATAAAACGTATTTTCCTAGTTTCTATACCGCTATAGAAATTTATAAAGTTAGATATTACTTTTTCTCTATTTAAAAAATCTCTAGTTTTTTTAAACAAATCATAATTTTCCCAAAACCTGTTACCATCTTCTTTATATGTACACCTCCAACACAAGAACAACATCTTTTCCTCATTGGCTCTATACTCTGCCGACATGGTCATCTTAGAGTTTTTCTTTTTAGTTATTTCATTCAATTCTTCTTCTAATTTATAAATTATACCTTTTATTCTTTCTTGATTGGCTTTAACTGATGTAGTTTTAGCTAATAAAGCCTTTTGACCATCAAGTTTTGAATTTAATCTACTAACCTTATCTCTATCTTCTTTTGTGTATATATTTCTACTATCTATTAATTTTTCTAACTCTTCTCTTTTGAGCAGCCCTTCTTTTATAGACTGCTCGTATTCTTTTTTATAGTAAATTTCAGAAAGTTGTTTAGTATAATTGTCAGGAAACTTAAACACTACAACATCATCATTTATTATAGTTAAATGAGTTCCAGATGATATATAATAAATTAAGTTTTCAACTTCATTGTCTTCCATATACATGGGGTAACTAAACTACTTTTTATTCTTTTTATTTTTCTTTTTATCTTTGGGTTCTTCTATAGACTTTTCTGCTACTTCTTCTTTTTCATTATCGTCTTCCATTTCTTTATTAACCCTACTAAGTAGCTCTGTCTCTATCTCTTTCATTGCTACAGCTTCTGGGGTTTTTTCTAGGAAGTCTGAATCATAACCTTGCAGATAAAGCATGACCTCGTATCTCGACTTTAAAACAAGTTGCTGGGATTTTTCATTTAAGAATTTTTCATATGTTTCCCACACATTTGTACCGTCTTCATACTGTATCATTCTACTTGTTAAATACTCTAATCTTGCATCATCTGCCATTTGTTCACATGTGTTACTCATTGGACCACTGAGTCTTTGATTCCATTGGAAAAGAGAATCTCTAACCCTAGCAACATCCACTGCTGCAGATGCTTTTTCTTCATTTGTAGTTGCAGAGTTTAAAGCTACTATAGCAGTATTTAACTTATCCTGTAGCTCACTAACTCTTTTATCAAAATGCTCTCCTATAACACCTCTTTTCTTTAATATATCCATAAGCTCTGCACTTGTTGGTATACCTTCGTTCAAGCATTTAGTATATGTCTTACTATACTGCCAATCTGCCCCACGTATATCTTCAGCGTTTGGGTTCCCTATATAATATTCTGTTTCCCCATCTGGACCTGTGAAGCTGCGTCTGTCTGCCATTTCATCAATCATAATTATTTCCTCCACCTTTATTTATTAAATTCTATAATATCTTCAGATAATCTTTTATATTCTACATCAAAATTATCAAATTCCTTCTCCAGCGACCTCATACAGTCGTTACCTACTCTAAGTATTTTGGAACGCAGTTGTTGGAAATTATCTCTTGGACACGCTACATGTGAAAAATCAAGAGCTTTCTCCATCAAGTTGGTAACCTCTCTTCTCATTAACTTCACAAGTATTGCCTTACTTCCATCTTTAAATTTTTTAGTTGCCATAACCTTTAATTCCTTCCTTTTCTTTATTTATATAAAACCCTTTTCAAAGTGGTGTTGGGGTAAATTAATACCCCAACCACACTTCCTATTATATCATATTAAGCATTTCTTAAAATAGTAGACTCTGCTATTGAATAAGAAACGTTACCCTTAATTACGAACAAGTCATTGTTAGCTCTAAAACCAAATGTCTGAGTTGCATTAGAACCTAGATCAAGTGTCATACCTTCATCAGTAATTTTTAGATTTTTAACTATAACTGTCTTAAGTGCATATTCTCTATCATTAACAGAATAAGTACCTTTTACACCGTCGTTAAAATAATCTTTACCGATTAAGGAACTTCCTCCAAGAACCTTTCTATTATCTCCAGTTCCTCCAGCTTCCTCATCTGTTTGCTCGAACACCTTAACAACAAGAACCAAATTACCTTTAGTCATCAAGTCTTTAATAGCAATATCATCAAAACTTGTATTACCAGAAGTATCAGATTCAGACAAATAATTGTCATGTTTTCCAGCAAATCTTGCCCAGTTCTCCAAATCACCTGCAGTAGAATCTACTGTTACTGTTATAGGTATTGGAAGAGTAAGCGGTCTATCATAAGGTGATAAATGTCCTAGCTCTGCCAACGGTTCTCTGGTAAGATCCGCAGATATTGTTGCACCAGTTAAACGCCAAGCGTTAGCATACTCTCCTGCTCCTGCATCAGGGTCAACAATATAAACCTCTATCTGTCCCTGTCTTAGAGCACCAACATCAGATGGTCTAGTTGTTGGATCTTCGAGTGGAGTAAAATAGGTGTTCATAGACCCAGCATAAGCATCTGCTGAATATATTACCTGTAATCTATCTCCTTCAGCAGGAACATTGGTGTCTGTTGGAAACCAAACCCTATGATCTGTCCCTGTATTTTCATAAACATACACACCTGATGCTGTTGTATCTCCTACAATTATTTCTACATTAGTCATAGTGTTTTCACTATCATCATAATGTGAAATTGCTGGAGCGCCTTGATCATCGGTTCTTAAAAAACCAATACCAGTAGATATCTCAGCTATACTTGCAGAAGGGTCTAGAGTTAGATCCACATAACCATCAACAATATCCTGAGCTGTTAAATCAAATTCATCAAAATTGATAAATCTTCCTGCATTAAGAAACCATCTCTTATTATCTGTTTCTGCTCCATAGTTTTCAGTAGCGTTAGCACCAGTGGTGTAACTCAACTCAAAACTATTTACATAAACTCTGTCTAGGAATAATGTTTGGTCAATATTATTAGCCAAAGTTCCTATAGAACATTCATCCTGAACAGGAGCCCATAAGGTTACACCTGTCAAGTTGCCGCATGTTACAGCGAAGTCAGCTAGAGCTACGCCATGTAGATATGTTGAACCAGATACCAAATTTGCATTGGTTGGGGTTGCAGTATATGCCATGTCTAGTTTTGCTGGAGCTACCTGTGATAATACGGCTAAGGTTTTTACATCACCAAAATCATTTGTGTTAAGTGTAACAGCTACTGCAGGTACATCATCAACGACATCGATGATATCAAGTTGGCCTAGTTCAAAAACATCTTCACTTGTAAACGATGTAGTCGTACCTAATGATTGGACTCTGTAAAGAACCTCCCCATTAATCCATACACTTTGTGATGCATATATTATTCTATTACGTGCCATATTTAATTAATTCCTCCTATTTATTTTTATCAAAAATTACTCAGGTTGGCGAGTAAAACTTCGTCCTTGTTATCATTCACAAAACGAGGCAGTAATGTGTCTGATAAGCCTTTCCCGTCTTTAAATCTTATACTTTTTATATATCCACAATCATAAATCGTATTATATTTGATGCCGTTTGAAGAACTAAATCTTCTTTTATTACTACTAAAAAACCAGGGCTTTGGTTTAATAAGTATATTATTAACAAAACCTAAATTGTGTAATTCCTCAGTGCAAAATTCCCATCTTAAATCAAATGTTATGATAGTAAATTCTTTATCGAAACTTGAATCAATATACTCTAGTAGATTTTTAAATATATAATTCTTATAACTATAAAATTCTTTATCAACAACAAAAGTATCTATCGACAATCCCTCATAAAAACAACTTATTCCTGCCACACCTATAATCCTGTAATCATTAAACAAACCAACAACTTGATCAGCATGTTTATTAAAGTGTAACAAATTGTTTTTATCAGAAAAATATTTATATGTTTCTATACTTATAGAGGTTACATTAACAGATAAATGTTCGTTTTTTCTTCTACTTAATAAACCAGATAAAATTCCCTTAACTATATCCTTTTTACTTACCCACTCGTCTTCAAATATTGTTATTAACAAATATCCTTTTTCTTTACAAAGGATGAGTTTATTTAAATGGTAATCCTCTCCCTTTCCGAACCTATCTGAATGCCAATACAAACCACAATATTCTATAGCTATTTTATATTTTTCAAGCAACAAATCAATTTCATATGGTTTTATTAATTTTCTATCGTTCTTGATTATGTTTTCTGTGTATATAGTTAAGAAGTCATACAACTCTTGTTCTGCTTTAGAAACACCAACAAAGTTACACTCTGTGCATCTTACGCCTTTAGAGTTCCAATTATCCCAAGAAACTGAGTATATGTGTCCATTACAACACATTACATCTAATAATTCTTTATTGTTGTTATAATCTTTACTTAATAATTTTTCGCCTGCTGAAGAAAAAGATTTACTTATATAATTATATGAATGCTTTTCTTTTCCAGAGCACTTCATGCACCTATGCCCAACATTCCAATTGTTCCATGAGATACTTCCAAAATGGTTATTAGGACATACATATTTTAGTTTTTGAGATGAGTTACTATAGTGATTAGTTATCAACCTATAACCATTAACTAAAAAATCTTCACGTATAAATTCTATTGTTAGTTTTCTATTTCCTGAACATTTTGAGCAACCAACACCTCTCCTTAAATGATCTATACGCATGCTACCAATGTGTCCTTTTGGGCAAACATAATCAAACCTTTGTTTACTATTAATATACTCGTCTGTAATTAATACAAACCCACGATCATAAAACTCTTTTCTTACATCGTCTATTCTCATAATCTATTAAATGAAACCATGTCAAATGAGATTTTGGCCCTGAAATTGTTATAACCACTTAACATTACTTCGTTTCTATCTCTTGTCAACATATCAGGCATTCTAACGTTTCTTGCTACCACATTATCAAACCTTAACCCTCCTATAGTCTCTCCTAAATTGCTTAATGTGTTCCTACTAAACAGTGTTGATCCCCTGTCATAATTATCTTTTCTTCCATAAAAAGTACCATCGTAGTCAAGAACGTCCCCAGTAGGAAATTCATATATTGGTGCAGATTTAAGATATAATCCATTATATATCACATCAATAAGATCTGTTCTTTCAGAAGAAGAACCAGCAAAAATATGAAGGTCTACTGTAGGATTATTTTTTGAGCCTGGGCCAAGTTGATAGCCTTCTTTTGATATACCATTTATATCTATAACTACTATAGGTGGTTTTGCGGTTCTAACTAAAGACCATTCATCAACCACACTCACATAGTTCCAATAATAATCAACAAATTTAGGAACTATTAATTCGTCTGATGTTATAATTCTACAGTCAAGGTAATCTATAACATAGTTTTCATTAGGTATAGTATTTAAATACTCATCATAAACATTTACTCTATTTATTTGTTCTGGTGTTCCATAACAAAAATTTCCTGAAGCATCTGTTCCACTTACAACAACAAATTCTGGAGAACAAGTATTATCACTATATACACAATAACCGTTGCTATCATAATTAGGACAATCAAAAAACAACCACCCTCTACCAACATCAGTAGAATTTTGAAACTCTGTGTCTACAAGAGTTTGATAAACGAAACTGTTATCATATGAAATATCTCTGATGATCTCTAATTCTGCCCCTTGTTCTGACTCCACGAACTCTCTAAGAACAGTATCTTTTATATATCTATGTAAACTAGTCGTTTCTTTTCTTAGTCTATTCATTCTAAGTCCAACTTTCTATATTTTTGATTTACTTCTTTAGTACACCTATCTACAACTACATTAACCCATGAATCTAAATTTTCTGTAATATAATCATCTAATTTTCCAAAAACTACATCATACAAAGGAGGAACATCTGAAAAAGGAAAAAGTATGGGGGGCTTATTAAGAACATTTCTAATAAGATCCATAACATAATCATTTTTTTCTATTATACAAAACAACTCTCCTTCAGCATCTAAATCGTTTATTATATATACTGGATACTCCACATTTAGTATATCATAATCAGAATGAGATATTTCCAGGTATTCACCAGGTATACCTTCAAAAAGCATTCTTATTGTATCAAGACCAGTAAAATCAAAGTTCTCCATATCTGGAGTAACAAACTTTAACTCTCCATATGTAGATAAAAAATTAAAACTATCTAAAGCTATTTCAAACCTCTCTTTAAAAAGTCCTGGATCAGCCTTACTGTTTCCATCGTAAAGCATATAATCATATAAATCATCATAGTAACTAAGAAGAAGTTCCTTAGCTTTAGGAACCTTTCTCTCTAATTCCTTTATTACTTCAGATCTTATAAGATCATTTATATTATTAACAGCTCTCTTTAGTTTCATCAATACCTCTTATTAAAAATATCTTTTTCATTGTCTTCATGTATAGTAAAAAGTGTAACTACTAAAACAGCTCCTCCGCCTATGCCTCTAATTACTGGAACTTTTGATAATTTACAATTCATACCATCAACTACTACTTTATCACAAGCACTAAAAAGTTCTATATATTTAGGATCTGTTTTTAATTCTACAAGAACTGCTCCTGAAGATCCTGCTGGTGTATAAGTTATATAATTATTTCTGTTCTCAGGATTCCATATAACTAAGGCTTCCACAAAAACTTTCCTTTGGACCTCATTATGTCCTTTACCTTTGCAAACAGGGCATCTGCCAAACTTAAAAAATTTATATCTAATACCCATTCCTCCTGCAGCTTCATATTCGCTTTGTTTAGAATCTGCTTCTTCTTTTGTCCATTTACACTTTCCTGTTGAACTATTAGTGGCTTTATCATAAAAACAATTAAAACATTCATTTTTTACAGGATTTTTATATACTGTTACTTTCCTACTCAAACCGTCTATCACATCAGCGATAGCTCTCTTAAATCTGTTTCTAGTTTTTTCGTGTATTCTTCGCCTTACCATGATTTTTCCTTCATTAGTCTATTAGAACGCCTGAAATACCTCTAAACATAAGAGTTTTAACTACTGACTTTAATTCTTTTTCTAAATCATCTAATATATCTTTTCTTATTTTTTGTCCGCCTTCTGGGACATACACGCTACCTTCGTCTTTTACCATAGCGCCATCTTCAGTAGCATCCTCCAACAGCTCTTTTCTTATTAAATCAATAGAAGTCTGTAAAATATATATCTGGGTTGTTGCTGTATCATTAGTTATGCCTGGAGGGGGCATGCACGTGTCGTAAGCATATAAAATTTGTTTGTCGCTGTTTCTAAATGTATAGTACCAAACATCCACACTTTTTCTTACCCTTTCTGTTACTTCGTCTCCACATAAAGTAGTGCTTGTCTCATCACTTATGCATACATCAGAAACTTTTTGATCAAATTTCAAATATCTATAGCCATTAACAACAGGGCTGTCTAAAGAATTAAAATTTACGCCAGACATATTAATAAATATAGGCCAACCTTTTTCAGAAAGCTCATAAGTCTTACCGTCTGGATGAACATTCTTTAAAGCCTCTTCACCATAATCTCTTCTTATACCTAAAGGATCTCCTATATATATCCTGATTCTCTTTATTATTGCCTTTTCTTCATCTGTAAGCTCTGTTTCAGGTGGATACGCTGGATTATAGTATACATCCCCATACTCACCAAGAACAGGTTCAGACCAGCCACTGTAAGACCATGTAGTAGTATCATAGTATCTAGAGCTGTACCAACTTAAATCCTCTCCCTCTGGGTCATAAGTATAATAAGTATTATTGTCTACAGATAAATTTATTGGGCAAGGAAAAGCATTAGTTCCTGAAATAACTGCCCAATTAGTAAGTTCATATATATCACCAACAGGTGTTGATGGTTTATCTATAGTATCAATATAGTACTTTACTACTTGTATTTGGTCATAAACTTGATATATTGTAAATATATCATCTACTATAAAAGTTAATCCTATCATTTTTTATATTCCTCCGATCTATGAAGAAGGTTGAATTCCTTTTATGTATGTTGTTGTAAAATTAGGATTGTTTACTGGTACTGGAACCATCTCACCAACAATCAATTTGACATCATCTATATAGAAAGATACATTATCAGTAAATGAAAAAATTAATTCATTTACATAGCAAGGCCAACCTATTTCATCTTCATTTCTACTAAGATCAAATCTTTCTAAATTTATTAATACCTTTTGCCATGTTTTAAGTCTGTTTGTTTTTACATAGCTTACTATATTTAAAGATTTACCTCTATTATCCTGATTACTATGTAATTTAATTTTAGAATTTCCTGCGCCTTTCCAACTTCTAATATTTATCCAGAAAGACAAGAAATTAAATTTATTTATATCTACTAAGTTGTTATTTGTATTAGTAAACCTTACATTACTACCTATATTTGCTGAAACCAATAAACCATTTGTTCCATCAAATGCTGCTAACGATGATTCATTGCCAACTCCGTGGTGATTCCAATCCCCTCTCTTATCTAATATACCAGTACCATTCCATATAGTCAATACATCAGTAGAATAATCACAAACTTTATCAATAAATAAAATATTGTTATCGTTACCTGTAGTTCCAGTTCCATAAACATAACCTTCTATATTATAGAAACCTTCAGAAGTAAAACATATAGATCTATTATTTTGGTATATATTTTTTGGGCTTTCCCAAAGAAGATTCCATGGACCTGTTTCATCTTCTCCATGAAAAACCAACCACTTATAACTATCTACTGTACCGTCACTAGAAGTACCTATTATATCCATATTATAATAACATTCTTCTTGATAAATATGCACAGCAGTTTTAAAAACAAGGTTTTTAGTTATAAAAGAGGTCTTTGTATCCCAACCATCAGTCCACTCTGCTTCCAAATCTATAGTATATGATGAAAGATCTGGAGACACCTTAAATAAATATGAAAAATTTTTGTCTGTATCTGATACACTTATATTTTCATGAGCGGCTGTCCATGTATATTCTATATGATTAGGTAAACCTTTACCCACCATAGTTCTATTAGTAGATGTATTAGTAAATGTTACTTCTTCACCTACTATTGCATACTGTGGACTTTGTGTAAAATCTAAGGCGGGGGCTGAAAATTTCCTTTGGTTAAAAGTTTTTGTAAAAGAAGTTTCTATATCCTCAAAACCATCATTCCATAAAACAACTATATTTACATCATGATCTCCTGGATTAGTAAAAGCCCCTGAATTTTTAGCAACACCATACCAACTAGTACCTAAACCAGAGATGTGATCAACAATAACATCTCTATCACTAACTAAAGATGTATTAGTATTACCATAGCTACCAGAATCATTTATGACCCAACTAATCTCTTTTATAGTATTGTATGTGTCAGTACCAGAGTATCTAAAACTTACTTGTTGGTTTGGGTTTGGGTTTGAAGGAATCATTTCTATATCAATAGAAGGCTGTTCATATTTGATTTTTACAGAATCAGAAGAAGACGAGCTATTACCACAAACATCAAAAACTTCTAATAAGAGGGTATATATACCAGGACTTATCCATTTATAATTAAAATTTGATGTCCCAGAGATTTCATCTGTGTTTCCATCTCCAAAAGACACATCAGTTTTATATATATGAGAATTAGAATTTATATCTTGGCCATACTTTGTTCCAATTTGATATAAAGATGTATCATTAAATGTCCAGCTATTATAATCATTACTATTATTAACTACACTATAAGTATTATTTACATAGGCATCTTCGGGTATATTGTGAGACCAAATAATGTTAGGAGGTAAATCTACCATTGTTTGTACGTCTGTATTATACACAGAAGAACCATCCATAGTTATCTCTAATACTGACCATTCCGGTATATCCACACAAAAGGCTAATCTATTATCGCTGCCTGTCCAAAACACTATTAAAACCTTATCTCCTGAGTTTATTATACCTGTCTGACTTAGAAAATCACCATCTCCAAGATTTAGTGCATAATAACCATTAGTTTCTGTAGTTCTAACACTGTTCCATTTCTGTGCGCTGGATGCTGGGTTTACAGGATAAAAAAATGATTGGTAAAAAACATTATCACTAGATAAAACTCCGTCCTTATCATAAACAAAACCGGCAAAAGAGATATTTACAGACAAAATTATTCCCCCCAACTAATTACATAAGGACCATTTACCCCTATTATATTAATCCAAAACCCAGAAACTTCATAATGATCTCCATCACTATAAATTAAATTAAAATTGTGTGGGGAACTTTCAGGAGTAACTCCTGGTATAAAAGAATAAAAAGCCTGTGAATCTCCAGTATAAGTATTTGCTACACCAATTATATCTTGTCCATAAAGATCTGTAATCTGATCCAAAACATAATTTTTGAATCTAGATCTTATATTGGAGTTATGTATGTGTTTATGAGATACAGAATCCCAATATCCGAACATGACCGGAATAGCTATCAATTGCCATCCGTATTCAAGTTCTATAGTTCCTTCACACAAACTTATATCGCTTTTATATTTATATGACCATAAATTATGACCACCTGATACTAAAGTCCTTACATCCATCTAAACACCAGCTCCCATCATATAAGGTAGATCATCGTCAATGTTTCTATAGTAAGCGTATGATATGCCTGAACTTACAGGGTTTGTCCAATCAAAGTCATCATCTCTCTTAACTGCAGATACAACATAATCAGTCTTTCCTATACCTACTTTTCTTATTTGTTGAGATTCAGTTATATCCTCATTTGTTCTAATAATGTCCATTACAAAAACATTATGAGGTGCATCTATTATATAATTATCATACTTATCATATACCACTATAGTTTCAGTATTTGTTATAAAACCAGAACAAGTAACATAAAATATGTAATTTCCTGGATCATCTAAACTTAACTCTTCTAAATATATGCCCTCGGAAATAGATGATTCGCTAAGTGAACCACTTACTGGCGGAATCAGTTCGTTACCATAAACATCCCTTACGTCATAATTTACAGTTTCATTACTTATCAATTTCCCCAAATGGTCATCAAAAAGAGATACAGTTATAGGAAAAACTACTCCCTTGGGAATTTTTATCATTTTAGTATCTCCAAACCTATCTACTTGTTTTTATTTTTTGTTAACGGAAAAAACACTATTACATCTTTCACAAGAAAACACTGTTAGTGTTTTATAAGCCTGTATTTTATGCCCAGCCTTATGAAAATTAAAAGTACAAAATAAAATTCTTAACATAAAATTATAAATATTAGAAAACATAATACCTCCATAATCTATTAAAAAATAAGGTGAGTGGGGAATCCCCACTCACCCAAGTATTTATAAAAATTAACTAATAACTGCTGTTGTATCTACAGCATCAACAGAAACTGTTGTTCTCTGAGTCTTAATAGTAACACCAGTGGCGTCGCCATTATCAACTGTTAGAGTCATGTCTGTTCCATCTGCAACAACAGAGAATGTTAGATCTAACGCTGTTCCTATATTAAGAATAGCGTACTCTGTTACATCAGTATTAGTAGAACCATCATGCATACCATAAACTTCAGCAGCATATCTATTTCCTGAACCGTCATAAGCAACCACGAACCACTTAGCAGCAAGTGTTCCAGTCTGAGTAACTGTGTCTAATACAGTTCCAGTAGCAGATCCTGCTACGGATGTAGAAGCTTCAGTAAGAACTGCACTAGCAAGGTTGTCATGGGCTGTATCTACATTGGTAAGATATGTATAATTAGTAGAAACAGTATCACTCAAGCCAGAAACAGTAGCATCAGTTGTTTCAAGAGCTGTATCTAAAGCAGATACGGCTGCTACAGCAGAAGTACCATCAGAAACATAAACTGTAGACGTATAGTTCATACCAGCAACGCCAGTAGAAGAACCAACTGCAGCTTCTAAATCATCTACATCTCCTGCATTTTCTGCTATATCAGCAGCATTTACAGCTATTCCAGAAGCGTTAGTTGCTATGTTAGTAGCATTAGTGGAAATGTCTGACGTATTGGTAGCAATATTTCCAGCATTAGTAGAAATATCTGAAACGTTGGTAGCAATATCACCTTCATTAGTTGTAACTCTACCTTCTAATGAAGAAAGGTCTCCACCAGCAGACTGTGATCTATAATCTAATTTTTCAATAGCACTTTCAACACTATCGATTGTAGAAATAGTTCCAGAAGCTGATGTAGAATTATAACCTTCAGAAATACCTATTGTAGCAGCAGACTCAAGGTCAAAATCAGCTATTTTAACTACACCTGACTCATCAGGTAGCATCATATAAGCTGCACCATCTTCCTGAGAACCTGGGCTATCTAAAAAATCATATCTGACAGCAACAGCATCATTAGCACCAAGAGCACCAGTCTCATCCCATTTGTCTGCTCCAGCATTCCAAGTATAAATTATACCTGAAGTAGTAGCATTGGTAGAAAGAATCTGATCTCCATTCTGCCAATCAGCATAACTCCAATGTGGTTCCTCATCATCTGCAAAATAGTCTGTACCTGAGTAAGCACCTGCTGTTGTATTAACAACTTCTCCAGTAGCTGCTACTATAGATTGTCTCCAATTAACTCCTGTAAGTGCTACATCACTTACAGCTTTAATAGCAGCGTCAAGTTTTTCTACTGCATCATCAAGAGGATCTCCAGAAGAAACATAATACTCACTAGCATAAACTGTAGATGATGCTCCACCACTACCTGTAAAAGACTCAAGGTCGGTTATATCGGCAGTGTTAGTTGATATATCAGAAGTATTAGTAGCAATATCAGCAGCATTTACAGCTATTCCAGAAGCGTTAGTTGCGATGTTAGTAACATTGGTTGCTATATTTCCCGCATTAGTAGAAATATCAGAGGTGTTAGTTGCTATATTCCCAGCATTAGTAGAAATATCAGCAGTATTGGTAGCTATATTACCTTCATTAGTTGTAACTCTTGCTTCTAATGCTGAGTTAGTACCAGATATAGTAGCAACAGAGTCAAAAAGGGCCATATCTAATTTATCAATGGCATCATCAAGAGGATCTCCAGAAACTATATAATTTTCCTCTGTATATTCAGTTATAGCTGGATCTGTATTATCATTATTACCAACAAATGCCTGTAAACTGTCTATATTACCAGATTCATCAGTATTAGAAAGAACCCAACCTGCAGAATCGCCTGTATAAAGTAATTCAAAATAACAATAATCGAGATCAATTGATAAATCATCAGTAGATCCATTCATATTATTACCATTAAAACCAACAGTAACATTATTAGTAGCAATATCACCAAGTCCTGCAAAACCTACTGAATCACCTATTTCCGGTGATGCTGGCATTGTTACTGTAAATGCACCACCAGAAGAATCTAATACATAACCTCTAGAAGATTCAGCAGTATAAGTACCACTAATAGTAGACCAAAGAAGACCTCCGCCCTCTATTTCACTGTATGGTTGCCAATCAGTGTCAGCAGCCCCAGTTTTCTTATAACTTATACCATCAGATTTAAGATAAAGAGAACCAACAGGGGCTTCTACTCCAGCACCTTCAGATGGAACAGCACTACCCCTAAGAATATAACTCCTACCGTCCGCATCAAGTATCTCTAAACCGTTTTTTATCCCAAAAAGAGACATAATTTTACTTCCTCCTTAAAAAGAATTTAAAATAACATAACACTTTAAATCAAATAACTCATTATTATGAATTTCGAATTTACAATAACCAACAGGATCTTCATAAACATCTATATTACAATCAAAATAATAACCTAAAATGGAATATCTAGTAGAATCTACTATATCATCAGAATAAATACTTGAAACTTTTAAACTACATGATTTTCCATCACCAATGATTTTTACCTTCCAATCAAAAGTTATATTGTCTGATAAATCTAATGTAAAAAACACAAAAGACTCTCCAGGCAAAATGGTTTTCTCTACCCTATTGGAATATGCCTTCTTTAATACAATCATAATAAAATTCCAAACAAATTATAAATTATTACCTAGAAATACTTAAATCTTTAATTCTTTTCTGAAGAATTCTACACAGAACATCCTTATTGGATAACTGTCTAGCCTCAGACAAAGCATAGCTCAGTAGTTTTGGGTCCATTATTTTAGGTACTTCTTCTCTAGCCTTTCTAACAGACAAATTAACTACATCGCTTACTTCTAATTTCTTATGAACCAATGGTGTTGAATACGAAGCTTCTCTTTGTCCTGGGTCTTTCTTAGGCTCTTCTTTTTCAGTAAAGTCATAGACTATTTTCCATTTTTCTTGGTTCTTCAACTTTACATCAGTGAGCCACTTCAAAAATTCTTCTCCTGGCTTCATATCGTATTTTTTACCGTATTGCTCATATAGCTCATCTACAGGTATCTTTCCACCAGGCCTTACTGCCCTCTTCATAGCATATGCCCATTCAGAGGATGCGTTCTTAACATAACCTTCCATAATAAATCTCTCCTTTTCTATAAGAATTACCTTTTCCTATAATAACTAAATTTTATCTATTAAATCTACTAATTAAATCAATAAAAAAATGAAGTATATTAGACAACCTATGTACAACTAAACCTAACACTAAAAAATCTATCACAAAATTGTCTAAATAGAACACTAAAAATATTGATAACATACCAGCCCAAACAGAAAAACAATAGCCACAATCAAATAACTTATGTATGTAATTAAATAATTTGTTATTACTTTCAAATAAAAATTTTCTCAGAGGGTGAAAAAATTCAGATTTAACTGCTAACTCTGTTATAGCCTCAGTAAGTAATAAACTTATTATTATATTAAATATCAATATTTTTAATCACTCTCCTATATAATTAGAGGTTACTTAAAAGACTACTTATTTTATCTTTACCATTACCATTAAACCACTCATCATCAGTAACTATAATAAGTTTTATTCCTTTTCTTTTACAAAACACCCTTTTAATCTTATCATTTTCCTTTACCTTACTTTTAGAGTGCCAATAAATACCATTACACTCTATAGCAATCTTTTCTTTAGGTAGATAAATATCAAGCTCAAGGTATCTTTTAGTTTTATTATTAAATACAGTATTTCTGTCATTTAGTATAATACTGCCTTTATACATCTTTTTTACAAGATTTCTTACTGATACTTCAAACTTAGAAACGTAATCATTTTTAACATAACATCTAAAACATCTATTGCCCATATCTTTGAAGTTATGAAAATTAGTACTCCATTCATGACCTTTAGGACATAGTAATAACAATTTTTGTCTATTGTTTATATACTTCTTTGTTAATAATTTGTAACCAAACTTACTAACATATTTTCTTACATAATCTGTTGTGTGCTGATGTGTTTTACCAGGGTCGTACTTTTTTGCATTAGAATTCTTCTTCCTATAGTCCCTAGCTTTTTTTAGTTTGCATTTTTTATTGTTTTCTTTGTAGTATCTTCTTCCTTTTTCTATAAGATACTTTTTAGATCTTTTCTTATGTGTCTTAGCACTATTTATTCTTCTTCTTTCTTTATCACATTCTTCTGAACCACATGTTACTTGTCTTTTGTAGTGTGTTTCAAACTCCTTACCACATACTTTACATTTTTTCTTATGGAGTTTGTAACCGTTTCTTTTTCTACTTGTCTTTTTCCAACGCTCTTTATCTTTTAATTTAGTGGCTTTTTCTCTACAACTTGGACAATATTTCTGGGTTCCTGATGTTGGTATGAATCTATTAGAGCAATTTGGTATTGAACATGTTTTTTCTTTATAAGACATATAAATCCTAACAAGTTATTTTAGATAAATTATAAGTGTTACACTCATCTTTGTGCCCATACTTATAGTGACATTCTTCACAGCAAGCAATTCCGTTATCTGGGTCAAGAGCATAAAATTGGTCTAATTTCTTTGGTATTATGTGATGTGCTGTGTTAGCTTTTTTGCCGCAGTATTCACATATGTGGTTGTGCCTCTTTAATACTTCTTTTGACCAGATCCTTATTTGATTCTCTGATGGTAGTGAATTGTTTTTATTATTGGACGGATACTTCCTCTTGTTAAATATAGGACAGTTAAACTTACATCCATCAGAACAATAAAACCTTCCTTCCCTATCAGTATTTCCTTTTATAAACTGAGCCCTTGCCTCCACAGCAGTTCTTTTTGGTATAAACCATTCATTACATAATGAACATCTTACTAATAAAACTATACCAAATCTATCTACTTCTTCAACAGGTATTAATTGTTTATAATATGTATCAAACAATGGAGTGTTGTTTTTTACTACGTCCCCTTTATTCATTCTGTTTGATATAATACTTCTTTCTCTTAGAGATCTTTTATGTCCAGTAAGTGATCTTGATATTTTAACTCTTTTGTCTTCTTTACTCATAGAGCATTGAACAGAACAAACATCTGTTGGGTAACTTAATCTCATAAAAAATGATTCCCCACAAACATAACAATTTTTTACAAATCTATAATAAAGATTATTTCTTCTAAACACATCTCTTTTATAAATGTAACTAAACTCAGTTAGATCTTCCGTATCATCTATATAATTAATTTTCATAAATACCTTTTATGGTAGCCCGGACGAAAAAACCATCCGGGCTTCCCATTATATTAAATTCTATAAACTTCTATCGATGATACCCATTCCTAACATTCTACTATCTAAGCATGCAAATCCTAGCTCAGCCCATCCAAAAAATCCTTGTTTCTGAACACGTAGTAATGTTGGATCATCGTGTGCTTCATACTCTTTCCTTATAGGCATTACAAGAGAATCATTCACACTAAGGTCAAAACCTAAAATCTGAGTTTCACCTAACTGAGAAACTGTTCCATCAGCTGCGGTAATATTTGGATTATCCAAAGTATAACCGTTATACTGATTACTTCCATCAGCAGTAAACTTACCATAAGCTGATGTATTGCCGTTGATATTATACATACCAGTAGCACCTAAATGTTGTACTTCATGGAGTGTCACATTCCAGATACTTCCCATGCCTGAGGCTTGGAAAATTTCACGTCTTGTGACTGGATCAATATCTGTATCCGTCCATTCTCTAATATCCGCCGCATCCTCTGGTGATACATAGAGATCTGTAAGTGTTCTACCGGTTCTTTTAAATCCAACGATCATTTTGTTAATAAGCTCTTTAGAGAGATAACCAGCTCCCTGTGCTGCAGGGCTTATTTCATAAATCGGTGCAGGTCTTGAACCTAAAAGACCTTTTCCACTAAAAGGTGAGGTTGCTGCTGGCATAATTACACGCCATCCGCATTCTTCCTCATAAGCCGCTAAATCTTTAGCTGCCCTATTAGCTGCTCTCTGAGCAATGTCAATACGAGAGTCTCTAGCATAGGTTATTTTCCAATCTGCTGCTGCATCTATTGTGAATGTTGGGACATAGCAAACTGTTACTTTAATGACCTGATTTTAGTCAGGCGGGGGAAGTTCTTCGACCTCCCCTCTCACAGTTTCCTGTGAGTTCAGACTATATCTTCACTATTAAGTGTCTTGCTTATAGTCGTTGAGGTGTCTTTAATATCTTTTTTTATTTTATGGAATAAATTAATCTCGTAGTCAGAATATGGCTTATTTCTATTTGTTTTTCTACTTTTACAGAAACTGTCAAGATGTAATGCCCTATTCTTTTTACCATATAAATTATCAGTTATCATTTTTAATACATTCATACAATCATCAAATGACCTGATATAGAATTCAAACTTCTTATACCTACAATTTGGTCTATGGTTAACACCAGGAAGACCCTTTTTTAAATAGTAATTTATATTATATCTATCTAAATAAAACGATATTATCTGTTTAGATATTGGAGACCCTGTAACAATATGTACCATTGGTTGATATTGATATTTTCCCGATGGTCTTTTAATTTTATTAATAGTTATACACCCATCACCGTCAATAAAACCAGACAGCCACGAATTAGTGTATTTAGTTAGTACATATTCATCTATGAAAGATTCAGTAATACCATATTCTAAACATTCACCATAATGATTTTTGTTAAGTAATTTTAATTTCTCATAAATAGCGTGTTCATAGTCGCTATAATTTGCCTTCCAATTACAACCACAATTATTTACACTTTTTACCCTACTGTTACAGAAATCATATATTAGATTTAATTCATTGTGTTTAGTCAAAATAAAACCTTTCATAAGATTATAAAATTTTATTATTATACCAGGTCTTCCTATAACTATATTACTACAAGTACCATTCTTTTTTATATGATGATTTATATCATTATCTAATAAAACACTATGACATTGTTCTATTATAATAGCATTAGAATTAGTTACTACTATATTAGGAGCATAAACAAATTTGTTATTCTTTCTAATATTTTTACTTATTCCAATACTACCGTCAGAGTCAATTATTCCACCTAACCACCTTAAAACATTAATATTAAAGTTCCCTGCTTGATTGCCCATTGTATCATCCTTTTTATTATCACGTTATCAGTAAAAAAGGCTTTAGGGTGTTCCAGCAAATAGCAAGATTACGAGGCCTGTTGTTTTAGCCCAACCTCTTCCCCAATACCCTCAATAAAATTCTGTGCAACATATCCAAGTCCGGGAAGCACCCAAACTGGAATTTCGAAGTCTTCAGCTATTGGGTAGACTGCTTGAGCCCCAGGAGCCAAATTCTCAACTGTAAAAAGTTGTCTCATAATAGAGTCCAACTCAATTTTCTGTAAGATGGGTGTTGTTAAAGCGGCTGCAAACGCTCTGTAAGCAGCCAAACCTTCAGGAGTATTAACTTCTGCGGTAGCCTTAAACAACTCCATCATTTCTTTTCTATCCATATATTCCTCCTATATTAATATAAGTATAATTTTGGATGTGTCAAATTAGACACTTTAATCCAATTAAAATCTAAACTAACAACTTAATTCTTATTGGGTAGAGTGTAACGTTGTCAATATTTGCTTGACATTTTGCTACACTTGCACCTTTTAATACTCTAGCTACTTTTGTAGTAGAACATCTAGCGCCTGTTTCATGTGTTGCATCTGCGGCTACATCGTCAGAATTATTAGTAATTCTAGCTTGATAACTTGCAGGATACAATGATTGGCCAGGAGCCATTTTAGAGTCTACAGCCCCATCAGTCATCTCACATGTATAATGAACAGTATCAAAAATACCTAAATGCGCTACACCAACAGGTACAGATTTATGTCCTGTTATTTCACCAGTAGCATTATATAAAGGTTGAGCAATAGCATCACTTGAACCCAAATCACCAGGCATAACAAATCCTGTAGGGTGTACACTATGATATCCAACCTTAACTTTTTGCATAATGAAACCAAAAGGAGTTTCAGTAACTCCATGTTCCATTTTTTTCACCATTGCCTCTTCATTGGAAGCATCAGGATCTAAGTAAACAACTGAACCAGCATAAGCAACTACGCCGCCTACTCCGTCTGAGCCAAAAGAATCGCTTTCAGCATAACTACAAAACTGGTTTTCTACAACTGGATGTCTCGGAATAAACATACCTTTCTTTCCTCCTTATCTATTTATCTGCTCTTGATTTAAAACTTTCTGCCATAGCCTTACCTAAAGCAGCGTACTTACTAGTAATATCAGTAGAAGAACTAGTTTCAAAATTCATAGCTGCGGAATCACCTGCGTTACCTTCAACATTAGGTGGAGGTGTATTGGTGCCTTCTTGACCGGAATCTTCACCATTATTTGTAGAAGTTTCTGCAGAAGCTGACGCTTCTAGTTCTTTTTCAATAGCTTTTCTAAGGTCTACTCTATCTTTTTTGTAAGAAGCAAACTCTTCATCAGATAAATCTCTGATTTTTTCTTTTTGAGCTTCTACATCACTGGCAGAGGAAACCTTTGCTTCATCTAATTCTTTCATTCTGAGTTCTACAAGTCTGTCTTTTTCGATTTTTTCTAAAGATTCTTTTGTTGAAGAGAGCTCTTTTTCAAGGGCTTCTACTTTCTCCTGTGCTGCCTCAAGCTCAGTAGTAAGTTCTCCAATTTTAGAATCCTTTTCCTCAACCTCAGTTTTAGCGGCTTCAATTTTTTCTTCCGCTTCAGTTGATGCTTTTTCAGTTTCTGTCTTTGCTGTTTCTAAACTTGTGGTTAGATCCTCAATGACTTTTGCTGATTCATTCAAAGCATCCTGAGTTTTCTGCATCTGATCTGCCTTTTCTTTTTGTGAGAAGATTTCATCAACAACTTTTTTGATGTTATCAACTAATTTATTTTCATCCATATAACTTATTTACCTCCTAATTTAGTAAATTAAAAATTAAAATTTGAATTAATACCAACCTGATTTATTCTTATTTTTTAAAACCTTTTAACCTTTTCCGTATGTACTTAATTCATTAATACTAAGGGTAACTCTGAGATGGAGCACCTGTGCCCCTTGTGTTAAATCTACTTACATCTATAGCGGCTCCTAACATAACCTGAACATTAAAAGTCACATCTCCAGAAACTGAAGATCCTACAACTAATTTAATGATATTATCATCTGTATCATATTCAAGCCAATATCTTCCGCCTGGGTCTGATTTAGGTGTAGCCACTACGTTAGCATAACTTGCTAAATCCATATCATAAAACTTCACACCACTAGCTAATGTAACTTCGTCTGTTCCACTAGCTACTACTGCCTGCGAAGCCCAAGTCCAAGGGATGTAGTGGTTATTACCCATACATTTGAATGCTGCTGAAGACTTATCAGAACCTGACAACTTAAGTTGTTTCGGTGTACTTCTAAGTTCACCAGTTTGAGCTTGTCCTAAGTCTGGCATAGATTATTTCCTCCTTAAATTTTTATTTGATAAAGTTCTTGCTTTATCTAAAATTCTTATTAGACGATCTGTTGCCTCATCTATATTTCTATCAGATCGTTCATAATTAAAAAGTTCGTTTATATATGAAGATGCGGTGGTTGTTATTTTATTTGTTAAGCAATCATCATCTAAAGAGTTTTTATTTTCAGATGAACATTTTTCTCCATACTCTGTGCACCAATCTTCTTGTAACAAACTACCTTTTTCATCATTTAAATTTTTCATATATTTTGGGCAGACTTTAGCATCTGCTTCTGCTTCTGCTTCTGCTTCTGCTTCTGCTGTTATGTTTTCTTCATCCAAGTCTGAATTTTTTTCTTCCTCTACAGTATCTTCATTTTCTGAAGCTACCTCTATATATATATCGAGGTTAAATAAAACCTCTTCATTTTCATCATCTTTTTCATCAGCTGTTTCTAAAACAACAGACGGTGGATTTGCTGGATTCTTAACTATACCGCAACCAGAAAAACAAATACCTCTAAGAACCCTAGCTACTTCTCCAGAAGCAACTTCTTTACCATCTTTTATAATTTTTCCTAGTTTTCCATATATACTAACATCAGAAGTTTCTATACCTATTGCTTCTGCAGTAGTTCTTGGTATAATCATATCACCTACTTTTATGTCAAAATCCTTGTAAAAACATTCCATAGAGACCTTCCATTCATCATCAGCTATTTCTTTAGAAAGTTCTGGAAATCTACTTTTATATACTATACATCCAATTTGTATATGCATATCACTTGTATCTAGTACAGCTGTTTCAAGACCTGCTAATTCTTTAGAAGAAAGTTCGCTTCCTGAGTCATCTGTAAATGCACTAGAGAATATATGCCCTATTATGTCTTTTTCCTTGTGCTCTACATCAAGAGCCTTACTAACAACCGTATTCTCTGCTGCAACTAATTCTGAACCAAGGAAATATGCATGATTTAGATTTTCTCCGCTGGAAACAAAAATCGCACTAAAATAAGAAAGATCTGGTTGTTTTTCATCATCACTTGGTAAATCTATAACAGATGCGACCTCTTTTTTCAGAGAATCTGTTTCTTTCACTTTTGTCATATTTGCCTCTAAATAAAACTTATATTCTTCCATTTTTTCCTCCAAGAATCTACTTTTTTAATCATTATTAAAGTCCTATTGTAACTGCTGTGCCGAAGGCTGAGTTTCCATCATCTCTGTAAGCAATAACTACTTTGTTGTTGGCTGAGTCGAAAGTTTCTGAGGCCAGGTATGTGTTTTCGCTTTCGAAAACCACCGGCTCCACGAACACCATAAACTTCTTTCCAACCACTATAATTAACACCTGTTGAATAACACTTGTTTATAACTTACACTTTTTTTATTTTCACACAGCACACACACAAACTTCCTATGGTGTGGTCTAGTACCTTTTGCTACCATTCTCATAGCACTATCATTCAACCTGTTTTCTCTACAAAACTCACTTAAGTTCTGAACAACCTCTGTGTGTCCATCAGGAAATGTTATTTCCCAAAACTTACTTTTCGCTTTTACAACTTTTGATACATGTTCTTTACTTTTCTTAATTCCTTTAAATCTTTTTGATGTCAATTTTTTAACATGTTCTGGGCAGGGAGTTCCTTTCTTTGATTCAGATATTTTAAGTATTGATTTTTTAGTGTGCTTTCTACCTGGTGAACCTTCACCACCTAAAGTCATATTATATCCACCACTAATTGAATCAAACTGCTTTATATAATGAAACTCCATATCATCCATTTCATACTTACTCTCACACTGACATAGAATTTCCCACTCAAAATTTTCTAAACCGTATTTTCTTATTGCTTTATGAAAGTGTGTTGTAGAATTATTGTTTGCCATACTTATATGATCAATTCTTCTACTTTCTAAACTTTGTATTGTTTGTCCTATATAAACCTTACTGTTTATTGTGTTGGTTACTTTATAGATTATACCATCAACTTCAGTGTTTGAATTTCTTAATATTTTATATTTTCTCTTTAATCTACATTTTGGGCATCTAGTTCCCATTTTCCAACTATAGTAAGCAACACTATGAATATGACCATTTGGGCATTTATACTTCAATTTTGTATGTCTATTTATGTACTCATCTGATAGTAAAGTATAACCTTCTTCTTCAAAAGAATTCTTTACTTCATCAAACGAAGGCTTTACATTACCAGCACATACTGGACATCTTCTACCTATAGGCCCCCATGTAAACCAATTAGTTTCATACTCATGCCCATTAGGGCATGTACATCTAAATCTGTGCCTATTGTTAACATACACATCGTCTAACAATTTATAACCTTCACTATTCAAACTATCTCTAATAAAGCCAACAGTAAGTTTAGCTACCAAGTCTAATAGCCTCCATTTCATCAAAGAAGGTATAAAACTCTTCTTTAGTAAGTGTTTCTCTTGCACCAGACAAAAATGCTAAATATTCTTTATCAGACAATTCTCCCACGTTTACAGATGCTGTCTTCTTAGGTTTTGTTGTTTTAGTTCCAGGTTGGTTTGCTGGATCTGTGTTTGTTTCCTTAGTTTTAGTTTGTCCTGAAGGTCTACCACTACTAGGTGTACCACTTGGAGCTTTTTGAGTTGGTTGAATTTCTTTAGATTTTTGAAATGGACTCCCAACTATACCAAATATTCCATCTGTAACCATAGGAAGCTCTGTCTGCATATTTTTAAGCTCGTTTTGATAATCAAAACCTAATGCTTCTAATGCAGTTCTATAACTTAACATCCTTCTGTCAACAAGTGAAGCTAAAGTATTCATGTAAAGTATTGTATCTTTTAATACACCCTCATCCCATCTAACTCTAGGAAATCTATCAAAACCTGCCGCTTCTGCTAATTGTCTATACTCATTATAAATCCATCTCTCTACTTGTCTTCTAGCATAATTTATTTCTTCAACAATACCTTTTGTTAATAGGGCTATTTCTGCTTGAGCAACATTTCCTCCTCCGTCTATAAGAGCTCTTGTCACTGACAGCCCAGCAGACATGTCTTCGTTAACCTGTTTATATTTCTCGTGCCCTAAAATAGCTTCTATTTCTGGAGAAACAATTTTCTCAATTTCTAATGTATGATTCCATACCACATCAAACGCTTTGCTTGGAGTATCAAAAAGTTTTGCAACTGTCTCAAGCTCTGATTGATTTACTACTGGATATTCGTCGTTTCCTACAGTTACTTTTAATATATAGTTAGAAATACCGTCAAGTGTACTTATATCTGCGTTCTTAAGTTGTTTCTTATAATTTATAGTCTCAAAAACTCTTGTGGATCTTGGTTTAGCATACCTTTCATATGGTTGCTTTCTATATGTAATCATACTAACAAGTCTGGAATCTAACTGAAAATCACCACCAGATTCTGCTGCCTTCTTTAATCCAGGTGGCAATGACTTAATAAGTAGTTTCTCTTCCTCAGTTAACCCTGATCCTGGTTTCTTTAATAACTCGCCAAGTTCCTGGGGTGGCTTCAGCTTAACAGAAACATTATCAAACAATAAGTTGCCTGATATTTCTACAAGTTGGGGATTAAGAACTGTATAGGCAACTGGTAAATGACCTTTTGACCATATATTTTTCTTAGCTGCGTCTTCTTTATTAAATTCTTTTTCATATTCCTCGTGTAGTTTTTTGATTCTGGCAACTTCTTTTTTATATGATGCTGATTTTTTATTGGTTGGGGATTTTTGGCCTGGGGCGGGAGAAAGATGTGAAACTCTAGGTTCATATTTAGCAAGAACCTTATAAGTAGTTACATGCCCTATTTTAAAAAAGTCTAAGAATATCCACTCCAATACCTGATTAAAATCAACATCAAAAGCCCAAGAATCATAAAAGTTTTTTATATTATCATCGTCAATATCATTTTCAAAACCCTTCATAGCCAAAGAAGCAAGAACATTAGTAACAGATCCTAATAAAGGAACAGTATAATAATATTCATCAGCTTTTTTGAAAAGTTCTTTAGCTTCTTCCTCATAAGGAGATTTACCAGTAGAAAGATCTAAATTCTGCCTACTCATAAAGTCTCTACTTATAGTGGCAGCAGACTCAGAGTAAACCCTAGGCTTAATAGCCATTCCTGGTTTATCAAGTATAGCTAGATTTCTTTTGTTTGGCTCTAACATAAAAGTAGATCTGCCGGTGTTTTCATCTATTTCTACTGATCTAATTCCAGCATTAGGATATTTTTCTTTTAGATCTGCTGCTAACTTATTTGTATCTAATATATTATTTTTATCTTTTTTTGGCATTTATATAAACCTATCTTAAAACAGTTCCAGAAGTTCCAGACACGGAAGTAGGATCGTCTGTTGTTAATGTATATTTACTAGTATCTTTTCTTCCTATCAAATCGTCCATTGATGAATAATTCAATTTACCAGATCTATGTTTAGTATAATCATCAGGACCTGTGTTCCACCACGGACCATTAATAAAATCAAGATTTTGAGACATAACTTTTCTCCTATTGTAACATTATTTTTAACACTATTACACCTCTGTATAATAATGAGGTTAGTTTATTACTTGGGTTTCTTTTTTAAAACAGCCGCCCCAAAATATGAGCTATTAAGGACCTTTTCGTTCATAATCAATGATTTAGAACTAAAATTACTAAAATTATTACCACCATCCCTGTATCTAATTAAGCCGCCGTCTTGATAAAGTATATTATCATCCTCTTCCTCTAACTCCCTTTCTATCTGTCTTGCTCCATGGGCAGCAAGTATTAACGCAGAATACAAGTCCTTATTCATATTTTTAGTAGGGGTGTCAAAGTGTAAAATACCTGTAGCAGTTTGTGTAACAATGATACTTAACATCTGTGATTTAAGTGTTCTTACATTATCATAACGTTTAGATAATAAATCATCTGCCCCTATATCTAGTTCAGGGAATTTTAATCTTTTATCTTCTAACATTGATTTAGTAGTAAAATTAGCATCTGATATCCACGCTGGGTTGAAATTAACCATCTCTAATATATGTCTTCCCTCAAGGTGCTTATTATCAGGATTAGTCCTATCTATAATAGGCTCTTCTCCATTGTAACCTTCTTCTAATAAATCCATTACTGCTTTACCTCCACCGCCTCTATCAACAAAAACACGTATAACGTTATAGTTGTTACATATCTCTTGAATTAACTTAGTTAGTTGTTGAGTTGTTTTACTTTTCGCTTCTATAATATTAATTATTTTATTTACAGCGCCTACTTCTATTATAACAACACCACAACTAGCCGAACCTCCCTGGTTTGGATCTACTCCTACTACATACCTTTTTGACGACTCACCAGTAAAATTTAATGTAAATCCAGAACCGTTTGTACACTCTTCTAACAAAGATGCTTTAAAAAAACCTTCTGAGTCTGAAACCATCATAGCCTCATACTCCATACTAAACTCATGTTGATTCATAATACGTTTAGCTTCCGCAATATTCGCTTTATCAAGGAAACCTTCTGGTAGATCCCAGTAAGGTACCTGCCAAACTGAATAAGGACTTTTGTCGCCTATTTTTTCTGCATCATCAACCATTTTCCAATGGTCCTTCATTCTTCTCCACATATGATTGAACTTGTAATAACCAGAAGAAGTCATAACCATTTTATTTACTTTTTCTTCTAAGAAATCCTCTGCTGTTGCAAGCCCAGAATCAATAAGTCTCTTTTGCTCTTCTAATTTTCTAACACGTTCCATAGGGGCCATTGATGTTGCCCCCATAGGACGGACGACCATATCTATTACTTGGTCTGGTATTTGTGCAAGTTCGTCCATGGCTATTAAATAGAAACGAGATCCACGTATTTTCGACCCATCTGAAAGCGGAAGTGCCTCAACATAAGACGGTGTTTTTCCAGCAACAGCTTTAAACTTTAAATAACATGTGTCTGAGCCTCTTGTAGGTTTTTTAGATGTTGCCTCTCTAAGTATAGATGACTGGTCATATAATTTCTCAACCTCGGAGAAAATCATTTTTGAATTATGATTTATAAAACCATTAGCCCAATAACAATGCTCATTTTCAACTTCTATGTCTATAGTTTTAGCAAAAAACTTTTTTATGTTTTTTGGTTTTACAAAATAAAAATCATTGTCTATCAGATATTTTAATTTATCAAAATCATCACATAATACACCTAATTGTTCTGCTATAAATAATAATTTTCTAATTCTACCAACACTATAATTAGATCTTCTATGTTTCTTATGTTTATTTAAATACCAATCAATGCCATATATATTTTCAGTGTCTAACACTCTACATTTTTCTGCAAGACTCCACACAGACTTAAAAGACATAGGTATACTATTATTAAAATCTTCCTTGGTTAAAGATTTTATATAAGACAGCAATAAATTGGATTTCCTATCTAATCCAAAGTTAACCTCATCACTGAATAACATTATATTGTCTGTTCCAGTAACCCTTATTCTATAACACTCTTTACAATCATGAAACTTACCTGTGTTTTTAAAAAATGTTTTCTTTTCTTTTGATTTTATAGAAAAAGAAGACACTACTCCCAAATTAAGTAATATTGATTGTATTTCTTTACATAACCTTTTACTTATAGATACATATTCAATAGTACATGATTTGCTCATCTTGCTTTGTGAAACATAACAAGAACCGTCAGTATCAAACACACCTCTTAGAAATGCTTTTATATTGTGCTCATTTGTACCTCTAATTATATAAGGAACTTTTTTATCTATAGCAGTAGTACTACTCATACCTAAGTTTTTGAAGAAGTTCCACAGGACTATACTATATATCTCTATTCTATATAAATTTCCATCAAACTTTATATTTATTCTATCTTCATTTATTCCAAAACTATTAAATAATATTTTTTTATATTTATCTATTATTTGTTTATCATTACTACAAAAACCAACTGACCAAAACCTATTTTTAGTTTCCTCAGATTCTAACCAACCGTCTCCAACCAATAAACCTAACATATAAGATAAGTCTTCGTCTAAAGTATTAGGTAATTTAATATCATTCATATACCTATCATAATTTTTTATTATACTATAGTTATCTATATTTACGTTATCACCAAACAGCCTAAATCCTTTTCTAATAGCTAAATAATCATCATTAGATATATCAGACAATTTTTTATAATCTAAAGTCATATCTTCTAATAAAGTTAAGACCCTATGATCTGTAGTTCCAGACAAATGAAAACCTTTTTCTGTATCTATTAATACACATTCTCTTTCTTCGTTAATCCATTTATTTTTAATTGTGTTATAAGAACAAATAGATTGTATTTTTGTCTTTTCCTCTACTATAGAATTATAAAAGTTACTTGTTCCTACTTGTAATCCACTGTTTGTCCAGAAAGTATCATAAATACCAGAGCCCGTTGGAAATATTGTCAGGCATTGCCTAAAGACGGGGCCTATGAGCCCAACCCTATATCCAGGATACAACAAACAAGAAAGGGCCGATAAAACTCCCAATAAATAGGTCTTACCAAACCCTCTTGAACATACTGCTATAACATAATTCTTAAACCACATATCCCTAAAAACCATCCTTTGTATAGGTGCTAAATCCACACCTAACAATTCATAAGCAGCTATACATGGATGCTGTCTATAAAACTCAATTAAATGAGTTCCATTGACCATTAGCTCATTTAAATTATGTCTTCTTCTAGACACTATTCTTTCTCCCTATCATATCGGTTTCCTTCATAGTCTTCTCTTTTCTTGGACAATTTAGCTTCTTCTTTTCTTAGACGTTCAATTCTCCTTGCATGTTTTTCTTGAACTTCTTGATCATAAGCTACTGCTAAATCTACTATTGAGAAGCCTTTCATGTCGTTTGGGTTTATTCTATCCCTTCTTCTTGTTGATAAAGATTCTTTTAATTTTTCATTTCTTTTGTCTAATTTTTCAAGCGCGGCTGCTACATCTAACTGTTTACCTATATTACCTTTACTATCCTTTAATAGCCTATAAGAAAGTACTTTATTCATAGCAATATTCATTATATCATCCATATCACTAGAAGTTAGTTCATCTGGATCAAAATCACTTAAATAGACGTCCAAAAGCTCATCATACATCTGAGCTTCTGTGTCATCAAAAATATCTTCTTTTGGTAGTAAGTCCTTTATTACCTTCTTTATAGTTACTTTTTTTGGACGACCTCTATTATTCTTCTTCGCCATTTTCTAATTTCTCCTTAATCATAAGAAGTAATTCAGGTGTTATTGAGTGACTTAAAAGTTCCTCAATATTGTCACCACAAGATATCTCTATTCTTAATCTACTAAAAATCATTCTCTGAGTTAAAACATCGTGTATATCATCTATATCTTCTCTTACATCTTGAATCCACTCTGTTGCATCTAAATCTTCCATATTGTTATAAGTTCTAAATAATTCTTTAGATAAAGGATATTTTTTTCTAAAATAAGTTTTCAGAGATCTCGCTATTTTATCTTTAGTGGACTCCTTATGACGTTGTCCTTTTTTTGACTCACTTATTGCTCGCTTGCTAGCCTCACTAAGTCTAAAACCTATTGGTCTTCCTTTACTGCCTTTTATTTTTTTATTCATAACACCCCACTTCTGTAACAGTAGAAAATTTGTTACACTTTTTACATATTATACCAACAGTTATAGCTGTTACAGCTGTAACAGCACCACAGTTATCACACATCACTAATGTATTTACAGATTTAGATTTTTTAGGTTTTTCAAACGTAAAAGGAAGGTTTTTATGATCATCAGCAAACTTACTTTCTTTGTGAATTCTTTTTCTTAATTTACTTATACCTTCTTCAGGTTCCCATCTTCTTGGCATAGCTCCTGGTCTTAACTCACCTATCCCAATATCACTAAAAGTATAATTTTTAGACATATTATATTCTAAAATCCTCCCCTAATATTAATAGTATATCATTTATTTCATTTCTAAGTATCTCTTCCGCATCTACCAAGCCAAACTCAAATGTATTTCTCATATTGTATGGTTCTTTTATAAACCTACTAAAAACCATTCCAGTATTATCTTTCTTAGATACATTATTTAAATAAACATTTATATTAGCCTCATATTTCTTTTTCATAAACTCCATAGAAGCTTTCAATATAAAATCAATTCTGCCTTTTTTTACTTCATCATCTTCATAATACATACAAACACTTGCTACAAAAGCAAATAGACCACAATAACTCTTTATTTCTTTTATTGTGTCTCTTATAACAGCAGCCCTATCATCAAGGTATGCGTCGTCTAAATGCTTAGTAGAAGATTTACTCATACTCTACATCCTTATACTGGACACTTAAAAATCTTTTTGAAGCTATGTAATCGCTTACATAAACACACAACTCTTCCAGTGAATAATCTGAAATTTCTTTTTTGTGTTCTTTAGTTGTCCAGGGACCATAATGATAAAAAACACTGTTTCTTATTATTTTAAATTCATGTTCTTCTAATAACTGAGTATCTTTTTGTATATTTTCAACTAATTCTGCTGCTAACATGGGATGATTTTTTAGGGTCCATTGACCACCTTTCCATCCTTTTTTAACTAGGTCATGAATTAAACATCCAGCTAAAATCAAATCTCTACTTTCCTCTATATCTAATCCTCTACTTAAAGTATAAGCTATATTAAAAACTTTTTTAGTGTGTATAATGGTTCCATCCCATCCTATCTCATTCAATGGGTGGAATTTACCTGTAGTACTAGCAGGACAATCAGTAAAAAAATAATCAGGAGCATTCATAATACAAAGTTTTGTAAACTCCCTTATTCTATCATCTCTTATTAACTCTAATTCATCTTTAAAAACACCTTCTTTATCTATTTCTCTCATAAAAGTAATTCCTTTAATTCTTTATTAATATGGTCTAAATGATGGTTCGTCTTTTATTAAATTAACTCTCTCTAATGTTGTTGAATTATGGTTTGGATTATAGCCAGGCGGTTTCCATCCTGATCCATCTTCACTATTAGCCCTTCCTGCATAAACCCTTGCATTAGTAAGAGTTGCTGTATATTTCTCATTCTTATCATAAGATATTGGGTATCTCTCTTGGTATCTTATAAATCTTGGTATTCTATACTCATCTTCAGAAATAGGCATATTATATTACCTCTACTTTTCTATTTTTTCTGCTGCTTCTTTAAATAACTGTGATGCTCTTTCTAAAAACTCTTTATCATCTTTTGTAGATGCTGTTTCTTTTCCTATCTTCTGCATAATATCCATAACCGTCATAGCAAATTCTGGAACATCTTTCCCTTTCCATTCGTAATGGATATGCATATACTCATTATCTGAGACTTTAGAAGTAACTCCTGCATAATTGTATCCATCTTTATAACGGCTAATATTAGCACTACTTACTTTTTCTAAATCTAAATTAATATTGTAACTGTTTTTCGGCATTTTCTATCTCCTTCTTTAAATATAAAGCTTTGTCTCTTAAATCTTCTAAACTACCATCATTTATAACAGTATAATTTATATTTGTATACCCATCTAAAGAAGTTTCTGAAGCGTGATCCATTCCATGAACACTTTCTTTATCGGGTCTTTCTATTCTTATGTGAAATCCACCTCTTTTTAGAGGCTCTTCTATTTCATTTGGAAATCTTCCATCTGTAATAATAACGTTATTTAATTTATTTCTATCAACTCTTTCAAACAATTTTCTTACCCAAAAATTATTTTCTATTGTTCTATAGCCCTGTGTGCCGATATGCTGTAAAATTTCCCTAGGCGTCCAAAAAGTACCATCCTCTTTAGGATATCTATTATCTTCTACTTCTTTAAGATTTCCATTTAATTGTTCTGCAGACAGACCAAAGTCATCTTTGACTTTCATTTTTAATTCTGTGGCATAGCTCATAAGAAAATATTCTTCTTCAAAAACTTCTTGTAACATTTTAGCCAAAGTGTCTTTACCAGATCTAGCTCTACCACTTACTATAATTATAGCCATAATTCACTCCTATAAAATTTAATACATTAATTTACTTTTCTTTATTATTGAACACAAATGAGTTAGACCTATAATTATTGGCATACTTTTTAAAACTTTTTATTGTATTATTAAAAGCTATACATGGTTTATAGGTCATAGTCTTTCCAAAATTATATTCAAAAACATCATCGTATATAGTACAATTAACTATAACAGGCATATCTCCTATTAATTTTAAAATAATTTTTGCGCGGGCATTATAAAAAAGTTTTTTAAATTTTTCTTTAACTATTAAATAATTCACTGTAATACCTTTATTTTAAATATTTACCAATATCTACTAAATGTTTAGTTAATTTTTCAACTTCAGTTATAACCTTATTACTGTTGTAATTATTTTCTTCTTTTGTCCTATCTATTTCTATACAATTAACAACATACTCTTTACACTTCAATTTACAGTTTTTGTCTTTATCATTATAATTACAAAAACAAACCAAATTACCACCCTCATCAAAATTAAGCCAGAGCTTTATCATCAATTGAAACACTCCAGTCATTATAAGACACTATACTATTTATAGAGTTAAACTCTTTTTTAAGATCTT